ACCGTTTTGAATAGCAGCTGTTGCAACACCAACCGTTGCCATGATGTTGTTTTGTGTAATGGTATAAGGTGAAAATACTGATAATCCTTCGTGCGCTGTTGCTGCACAATGAAACAATACATCAACGCCTTTGGTAATTTTAAGCATTGATTTAAAATCACTACAATCTAATTTATAAAAATTATCTAAGAAAGGAATATTCTCTTTGTCTCCACCTATTAAATTATCAACACCTATAACTTCGTATTTTCTGTTAAGAAGTTCTTTGCAAATATGTGAGCCTAGGAATCCTGCGGCTCCTGTAACTAGAATGGTTTTAGCCATTACTCAATAACTTTTTTCTCTCTTTTAATGTGACCTAAAACTGTGCCTTTGTGTTCGCCTTCTTTAATTGTATAACCAGAAGTTCCATTACCATTGATTTCAACTTCTTTACGGCTTTTTAACAATATGTTGTTTTTTTCTTGAATCTTTTTAGCAATAAAATTATTTGCTATAAGATCTTTTAATCGTTCTAACATTATCCGTTTTCTTGTTCTTTTGATTGAGATCTATTTGCCATGGTTCTAGCAACTGATTCTGCAGATCTTCCTACAACATAACCACCTAAACCTATTTGAAGTAATGTCCAAACATCACCGGGTAATTGAATTGTTATAGAAGCTTTGAAGAAGAATAAGATTACTGGTCCTAATACGTAATTCCATACTAATATAAATATTAGTACATACATTAGTAGGGGTCTCCAACTAGCTGCAAACCATCCAGCTTTTGCTTCAGCTTCAACTATCTTTGCTGCTGCTTGTAGCTCTGCTGTGTTAGATTGTAATAATTGTGTTTGTAATTGTGCTTTTAATTTTTCCTGAAGATCCTTATCAGGAACTGATTTCTCAATTGTACTAAATAATATTTTAGCTAAGGGTGCAACAGCACCTAACATTTGCAACATTCTTTAAATTTCTCCTGTCTTCTTATACCAAGATAAGGCATAAGTTGCAACATCACCTCTGTAGCTTTGTCTCCAGAAACTGTCCATTTCCAACTTCTACTATGCTTATTATTTTTAGGTAAATGTGTAGTTATTGAGCCTAATTTAAAATAATTAATGAATCTTACAACAATATCCTCATCACACATTCTTATTTGAACTCTAAGATATCTATTACTTTTACCTACCTTACCCCAAAAACCAAATGAACCTTCACCTTCAAATACGCCTGCAAGATATATTAATTTTTGCTCTTTACTTAAATAATTGTAACTACTTTTTTTTAAATCCATTAAGACGAAGTTTTATACGTTTTGGCATAGCTTGTCTATTTAATTTTAATCCTTGAGAACTTGGGCCTTTTACTGGGGGTGGACCGAATTTGACCCCCGGCATCTTAAACTTCATCTCTTTGGTATAGTAGAAGTAACTTGTTTGTCTTTTGCAACTTGTATTTTTTCTTTTGCAACTTGTAATCTTTGTGCAGATTGCACTTCTTGATTTTCTAATCTCATTTTTTCTAAATCCATTTTCTCATCAAACTCTTCTGACTTTCTTGCCATATCCATTTGACTCTCTTGAGCTCTTCTTTGAATATCTAATGCTTTAAGATCTAGTTCTCTTTGTTTTAATGCAATCAATGGATCTTGTTGTTGTCCACCTTCTGCTTGTACTAACTGTTGAGTTAACTCTACAATTCTTTTTGCAACCATTGAATTAAATTGTACTTCATAACCAGCTGGATCAAGCTGTTTCATTTGAATCATATTTGGATCTTGTACTAAAAATGCTCCAACTTCACCATGTGCTTGAAATGCAATGTGATCTGATATGTGTCCTTGTAGTAAAGCATAAACCATTGGATTCATTTGTACCATTCTGCTCTGTATAAACGTTGCATGTGCTGCAGCGTGTGATACATGGTCTTGATCTGGAAAAACTTTTAACAATTCCATACGAAGAGCCTTAGAATTTTCTGTTGCTGGGTCTTCTGGGACAGGTTGTTTCTCTGGAAGTAAGATATTATCAATTTGTCTTGTACCTAACGCTTCATAAACTCGTCTATAAGCCTCTCTTAAGTTGTGAAGCTGTGGAGCAGAGGCTGCAATCTTCAAATTTTCATTCGCAAGTGTCACTCTTTGTGACATTGAGAAAATATTTGGGTCTGCAACTGGAATTACATCTACTCTGTCATCAAAATCTTGTATTTTTACCATTCGATCTGCACCATAAACCGCATAAGGGTACACTGGAGGTAAGTAATCTGCAAAAACTTCTGCTAAAATTCTAAATTCTTGTTTCATTGCGTAGTAACAACGCTTGTGAATAGCACTCATGACTCTCGAACCACGTTCTAACAACGCAATTGTTGTTCCAACTGCTGCTTGTTGGTTACCATCACCTACTTGCATGTCTGCAATTGATGCAAAACGTTGTCCAGCTTGAACAACAAAACCTAAAAGTTGAAATAAAGTTGGACTTGGTTCTTTAAAAGGTAAAATTTGAAACTGATCTCTTATATTTCCACCTGGTGCATCAACATCTCTGAACTCACCGGGTTGAAAAGGTTGGTCATCATCACGAATTCTTATGCCTCGTGACTTAAATCCTGCTGGTAAGTTAGCTAAAGTACCTGCATCTAGTAATTGTCTTAGTGAAGATGTAGCGGATCGAGATAATCCACCTATCATATGTATTAATCCAAAGCCATAAAAGCCTAAACCTGGTAAAAATTTGAAATGAACGAAGTATTCTTTACGTCTCATTAACTCATCTTCCGGATCATAGTTTCTATAAATAGATAAAATCTCTTGTGAGCCTTCGTCTATTGAAACAATATAAGGAACTCTAATATCTTTTTTGTCTTTTTTATCTGTATTCTCAAATTCTTCTAAATCTAAATCAACATGCATCTCTAAAATATTAAATTGATTTTCAATTTCTCCTGATGGTTTAACTCCTTCAATCTCAGATAGCTTTTGTTGAATAGCAGTTTGTTCTGCTTGTTTAGGAATTAATTCTACATCTCTATAAAATCCTGATTTTTGTTTTTTAATAACGTCATTTTCTGACATTCTAATAACATGTGTAATACGTTCACAATCTTTTAAGTCTGTTGCATAGTAAGGAACGATTAAATCATCTGCTGGTACAAACTTTGATACCGCTCTTTGCATGATTTCATCATAGTAAACTTTTTTAAATGAAGATCCTGATAAAGGTAAATAAAATAATAATTGATCAAAGTCTGGAGTGTACTCTTCCATTTCTTCCATCAACATATAATTCATAAAATCTTTAACACGCTCTGCTTGTTGTAAAATTTCTGGTGTTTCTAATCCTACAACCTGTGTTCTTACAGGACCTTCAGATGGTAATAATTCTTTATAGGCTTGTGCTTGAAATTGTGTAACAGACTCTGCAAGTAGTGGATGTGTAACACCCGTTGCTCCTTGAAATGGTCTTGTTTGATCTCTGTATTTAAATCCTAAAAGATCTAATCCTTGAACATAGGTTTGTTCCCAATCTGCTCTTGATACTCTATCTTTTTTGTAATCAGAAATTAATTGTGACGACAAACGAGCTAAAGATCTTTCATCCATATCCTCAGCTAAATTTTTATAAAAGTCTAACTCATCAGAAACAGCTTCTGCTGCTTCCGCTACAACACCTTCTTCAGGTGGCAACTCTATATCAATTTCGTTTTCAACAACTTCCTCTTGTGGAAGCTCATTGTTGTTGTCGACTTCAGCCATTTAAAAAAGTTTAGTCGGTTTACTTCTTGCTAATTTGTTTCCTCTTGCTATTACAGATCCACCTTTTGATCGACCTATTCTTGCTCTTAATTTTGCTCTAGGGCTATCAGGACTTTCTGAAAATGATGTTCCTGAAATCTTTGCTCTTCTAGCTTCTTCTGCTGCTCTAAAACCTTCTAATGAACCAGGTTCTCCATACATACGTGTTTTAGGATTATAGTTAGAACTTTTTGCTGCTGTAGCTTCATCAGATACTTCAAAAGGTTTTGCTCTAGTGATTCTTAATCCTTCTGCTTGTGCTTCGTCTGCAGTTCTTGCTATTGCTTTTCTTGGTGCTAATGATTCATCAGAAGTTAAATCTCTTGTTTCACTTCTTGCAATATCTAGACCTTTTTCTTCTGGGCTTTTTCCCATCTTAGTCAAAGCATATGCAGCGCCTAAACCTGCTGCAACCCTTGCTAGATTTTTTAACGATTTTTTCATGATAATTATCTCCTTGTTGTTATAACAGGATTATTTTACCATGCAATAGTAATGAGGACTATATCTTATAGTAAATCCTTAATGTAATCCTTGCCTTTTCCAATCTCTACAGATCCACCAATCTTCATTGTCTTAACTTTACTAGCATCCATAACGTTTATATCCAGTCCCTCAACTTTAGGCACACCTAAGGCTTTTAATTGTGGTGCAGTTAAATTCATATTGTAATATTGTTCTGGTAATCTTTTATCTCTTTCAAACTCACCAAACATTCTTTGAATTAATTTTAACATTATAATAAATCCTTTATGTAATCTCTGCCTTTACCAATCTCTACAGCTCCACCTTTACTAAATTTTGTTTCAAATCTTGCCCCTACACTTGAACCTTTATCAGATTTAGAAGCACCTATTCCAAAAGATGTTAATTCATCCTTAGTTAAATATTCAAGTCCTCCACTTATATCTTTTTTTCCAGAACTAGATAAGTAGGCACCTACATTATCTTTTCTTCCGGATACTGCAACTTCTGGTTTGACTTTTGTTTCAGATGAATCAAAGATTGCACTAATGTTTGCATAATCTCCTTTTGATTTATCAAAAAATTCTGAACCTATAACTTCATCAACATCAACGCCAACTCCAGATTTTTTTGCTGGTAATCCTTTTTCTATTGTTTTAAAAATTTTTTTTAATTCAGACATTATAATAAATCTTTTATATAATCTTTTCCTTTACCTACTACGACTTCTCCGCCTTCTTTCATATAAGGACGTCTATTAAGCATTCTTTTTTCTGCTTCAGACATATTTTCTTTTGCATCTTCATAATCTTCTGAGTCTTCTTTTTTTTTAACGGTTCCACCTTTTTCAAACCCATCAGGAATAGGACCATAAAATTCCTCGTAGTATTCTTCTACTGTTCCTTTGTATCCTTCTTTTTGTTCTCTTTTGTGTTCTGCTACAATTTTTGGATTTATTTTTACTCTACCTTTTTTATCGTCTGGCATTATATATCCTATGTTAGTTTTGCTGGGCGTAATCCTTTGATCTCGGCTCTACCGCCACGGACCATGCCACCCATTCGTTTTGCTGTTACTTGTTTTGTTTGTTCGGAACCTGTTGTCTTATCTCTAGTATC